AAAGGTCAACTTCTCAACGAGGCCTCATATAAAAATCTATTAGAGAAAATTGACAAGGAACCTAGTTTGGTTGAAGTTTCTACTAAGAAAAAACAGGAATCTAACAAAGCACTTAAACCCTCAGCTGGCAAACAAGATTTCCAACCAAAATTTATTGATAAATCAATTGATTTCAGTATAAAAGATCCAGTTAAAAAGCAAGAAATTGATGACATACTTAAAGGTAGATAGGAAGGTATAATTAATGCAAAAATTTGGAAGACTTTTAAATAGATATAGTATAGATGAGCCGGAAGTATCTGATGCAATTAATACACTTTTTAAAAAGAAGATAGTGGAATATGATGAGGAAAGTAATACTCTCACAGTAAATGTAGATATTAAATTGAAGTTTAAGGGTAGGTTGGCTGTGGATTGTGATGATCATATCGTGTTGAACAGTGGTCAGAAAAGAGATCCTAATAGGGATGATAATGTACCATTCTCTATATGGTTTAATTCTGAATTGGATGAAAATGATCAGCCGGTAGTTATGCTAGATCCACCAGTACCAGAGCATGATTGTGAGGAATAGTGGCTACTGTTGATTTGTATAATAGAACTAGTGTTCGTAAGAATTTACCATTAGAACTTTTTTTAGATACTACTAATTATGCGGATTTTCATATAAGAAGTGAGACAACATATCCAGATCTTACTATTACTATAGAGGATATGCCGTTTACTTCTCTTGTATTGCGTGACGGTACAGTTAAGAATTGGTCTATTTCTGGTTTTAGTACTGATGAAGAACTTACAAATGATAATGATAATACATCAACAAATAATGGAAATCTTGTTACGACAGCTGTTGTAACTCCATCTCGTATTAGATATGATGATACAAGATATGATTGGTATACTGAAATTAGTTTTGATAATACACAGACTGCAGGTACGCGTGTTGAACTTATAAGTGGTGAGATACCTAAAGGACTGACTTTAGAAAGTGGATTACAATCTGAGACTTATGTTACTTTTTCTGGCCAGATAGAAGGTGATCTCTTTGATATTAGTATGGAAGAATATCAAAGGTTGTATGATGATTGGTATAGTAATGAGCAGACAACTTTTGAAACTATTGAGTATATTGATAACCCCATAGATAAGAATGTCTTAACAAATCCATCTTCTACTTTTAGTATTGGTGATAAAATAACAAGTGTTGATGAGGATTATACGGAAACAAGAGAGATAAATAATGTATACACATATATAGATTCTAATATTAATAAAACTGCAGTTGATGTGAATACATATGTTCCAGTTGTTACTAATTATGTCGGAGATTATGTAACTACATATAACTCATTCAATGTTCATCAGGCACAGAAACTTGATGATTATGGTTATGTAGTAACTAATGAATATAACGAACCGTATAAAGATCCAGAATGGCGGGGATATATTTCCAATATTGAAAAAACAATATTTGCACAATATACAGATATAAAACACAACAATAGTTCATTGGATAAATTTTATAAAACCTATACATTTACATTGGGAATATACAATCCTGATAGTGATGCATTACTAGATCAAAAGACTTTTTCAATGGAAGTACAGGCTTCACCCGAATCATTAAGGGATAATTATATACAAGGTCTTGGAATACAAATTGCAGAAAATAGACATTTTCACGAAATAAAAAAGACTATATACGATTTATTACATTAATTGGAGATTATATGTTCAGTGTAGGAATGGCAGTAATGAGTGACAGAGTTAGTGTCCATCTTGCTCAGAATATACTACCTTATTTGGTTGGCCCTACGACTGTTTCTGGCGCGCCAGGCCCTCCAGGCAACCTAGCTGCACCAAGTTTGTCTTCTGGTAGTGTTGATGTATTTGCGGAGGGTAGATCTGTTCATAGACAATATGATGCTAGTGGTGTAGTCCATACGACTCAAGCGAATCCACTTGTTGACAATGTTACAGGTGTATATCCCGCTAATATGTTACTTGGATTGGGAACCACCTTGGTTTGGAGATTACACCCCCAGCCATGGCTGATGGATGGTTCATCAGACGTTTTTACAAATGGAGTTCGTAGTGGTTATCACGGTGCTAGATATTTTTGTTCAGCTATAATAGAAGGTAGAATATTTGGAATACCTACGGTTTTTGTAACTCCAAAGTTTGGTGGGATAGCAGCTGTGGCCTCTGCTGCTATAGTAGTTGCACAAACAGCTGCAGATAAACTTTTAGAAAGGGAAGATAATTAAGGAGAAAAATAGTGGCAATTTCACAGAGTGTGCAAGATACTGTTACTTATCAAGGTAGGACTTTTTCAGATCTGGATTTGAATTTCCTACAGCATCCTGCAACTAAGGATATTAGAAAGAAGGTTGGTGAGAATTCTATAAAGCAGAGTATAAGAAATTTGATAATGACCAATCCTTTGGAAAAACCATTTCAACCAGAGATTGGTTGTGGAGTATATAATCTTCTTTTTGAACCTATGATGCCAATTACTGCATTAGAAATTAGGGAAAGCATTACAGATGTTATAAATAGTTATGAACCTAGAGTGTCTTTGGGAACTGTTCAAGTCTCTGAGAATAGTTCAATGGATGGTTATGATGTGTACATTTCTTTTACAATAGTTAATTCAGAACAGTTAGTGGCAATAGACTTTTTCTTGGAACGGATGAGATAAAATGGCAATAGTAAACGATAATAGATTAGAAATTTCTAAGCTGGATTTTGATGGTATAAAGGCCAGTTTGAAAACATTTATGCAATCGCAAACAGAATTTACAGACTATGATTTTGATGGTTCTGGGATGAGTGTATTATTGGATGTTTTATCATACAATACACATTATATGTCATATTATTTGAACATGGTTGGGAATGAAATGTTTTTGGATAGTGCAATAAATAGGGATTCAGTAGTGTCTCTTGCGAAACAGTTGGGTTATGTTCCTACGTCAACTGTTGCTGCACAGGCATTAATTAGTTTCACTGCTGCCGTAACTGGTGGTGCTGAGACAGCTACGATTCCAGCGTGGACTAAATTCAGTGTTGTTAGTGATAGAACAAAATATATTTTCCAGCCTGTTAGTGATGTTATAGTGGCTACAGTTGGTGGAGTTGCAACTTTTACTAATGTTGCAATCAAAGAAGGAACTTATCTTAAAAATATTTGGTCATATAACGCAGATGGTAAAGATCAGAATTTTATTATACCAAACAAAGGAATTGATACTAGTACACTGAAGGTTACTGTCAAACTTAATAAATCTGCATCAGAAACGGACACATATAGACTATATACTGAATTAGAAAAGTTAGATAGTACATCAAAAGTATATTTCCTACAGGAAATTGAAGATGGTCTTTATGAAATCTATTTCGGAGATGGTGTTTATGGAGTTAAGCCTTTGAGTGAAAATGTAGTTATTGCAGAATATCTTGTTACTAGTGGTGCAGGTGGTAATTATGCAGGTAGGGATATTTTACAGAGATTTATATTGGAGGATGGTCTTACTGATTCTGGTAGTGGTACTCCCACAATATCTGGCCAGATCACAACATCTTCATATGCAACAGGTGGTGCATCAGCTGAGAGTATTGAATCCATTAAGCATAATGCTCCTAGAAACTATTCTGCACAGGAAAGATTGGTTACTGAAAATGATTACAAAAATATTGTGTTGACGAAGTACAGTAATGCAAAGGCAGTCAGGGTTTGGAGTGGTACTGCTGGTAGGATAATGTCATCAGGTGGGAATGAAGAAGATGGCGTGGTTTATATTTCAATAGTACCGCAAGTTGCAACTACTCTTGGTGGTTTAGACCCAGCTGCAAAGGATTATGTTACTAATGTTTTATTAGATCCATATCGTATATTGGGTATTCGTAATCATATTGTAGATCCAAATTTTACTAAGCTTAAAGTAAGAAGTAAGGTTTATTATAATTCTTCATATGGTGATGGTAAATCTGCAGATAGTGTTAAAAAATCTGTTATCAAATCAATCAAAGATTTTAGTTCTAGTAATTTGGAAACCTTTGATGTTGCATTCCGTTATTCAAAATTGTTATATGCTATAGATCAATCTGATAAATCTATTCTCTCTAATGAAACGACTATTAGTTATAGTGCACAGACAGAAGTTGAGGATAAATCAGGCGGGCATGGCTATGAGCGTAGTGCTAATGGTCGAAGGGGTGGTATTGATCTTGATTATAAGTATGCAACACTGAAACCATTTAGTTATGATGTCAGAGTAGATCAGGGTTCTATACATAGTGATTGGTTTTGGATGCATGTAATAGCTAAAAATCCTCATGCTGAAGGTGGAACCACTGATGATATGACTGCTAATCATCTGAATAATTATAGTGAATATGCATGGCAGAAGGATATAGAAGTATATAATTGGGATGATCCTGATTGGGTAACTCCACAGGCTGAGTATGTTGATCTGGTCAAAGTACGTTTCGTGGATGATAGGTTGAGAGCTTCAGTATATAGAAATCGTTATCCAAAGGCATCTTCATCAGATTGGGATGATGGTATGATAAGAAATACAAAAGGTGAAGGATATTTATACTTAGTAACATCAGGTGGACATATAATTCCTTTTCGTGATTATGGTAGGTCTTTACCAGAAAATAGTACTTTGCCACATTTTGATATGGGTGGAATAAAGCCATCGGCCGGTGGAATGTTAACATATGGCTATCATTTTGGTTTAATAGATTATAAAACTGGGAATGTAAAGGATATTAGACCCATTCCGATTTTCGCTTTTGATAATGATTTGAAATTTACTATATATACAAATGAACAGAAGGCACTCGTAAGCAATAGGTCTGTAAGAGGTAGTATTGTTCTTGATCAAACTAAAGCAAAAGAGTCTGATCGCGATGTACTTAATGTTCATGTAGATTTGTTTGGTGATAATCGTGATGTTGTACCAGAAACCAATACTGTTTTAAACTTAGATGCCAGTACATTAACAACCGATATTGAAGTAATAGACAAACCAAAGGCAACTCAATAAATGGACTATCGAGAGTTAAATCAGAAAAAAATATCAGGATTTATTGAAACTCAATTACCTGATTATGTTAGGAGTCAGTTTACTCTTAATAACGGTAAGACTTTAATACAAAGATTTATTGAATTGTATTATGAATGGATGGAAAAAGAATATGATTTGACTATTGCAGATTTATCCAGTAGAACAATTAAGGAAATTGGTAGTACTAAATTGTTCAATGTACAGAATGAAGTGGGCAATCCCTATAACATTCTTACTAAATTGCAGAGTTATACTGATATAGATCGTACTATATATCCATTGTTGTCTTTTCTTAGAAAGCAGTTTATGTTGGATATCCCGCAGGATATTGAAACTGATGTTAGAAAAACTTTGAAATTGATGAAGCATTATAATGTAAGGAAAGGTACAAAAGCAGCACTTGAATTTATTTTCAGAGTATTGTTTAATGTAACAGTGGATATTAAAAAGCCACAGGATTTTCTGTTTATACCAAGTTCTGCTAAATGGGATAAGCCTACGTTTATGTGGGTACAGGTTATTGGTGGAATTGAACCAACTGTTGAAGCTGATCTAACAGGTTTTATAGGTTATTTTGCATTAGGTGAAACGTCAGGTGCGACTGCAAAGGTTATTGACGTTCATAGTTACTATATAAAAACCGTAAGAGTTACTGAATTACTTTTATCTGATGTTAAGAAATCACCCAAATTCTTTAATAATGAATATATCCAAGCTATTTCTATTTTAGAAACAGAAGGTACAAGGACACATATTCCTGTAAATAAATCAGGAACTACTTCTCAGTTGAGAGTGAAGGCACTTGCTGGTATTAATGATATTCGTTGGGAAGCTTCTGGTAGTGGTCATGCTTATGAAGATAGTATACAGTTGAGCAATAATGGTTCAGCAACTGGAACTACAGGTTTAACTGGCGGTACTACTTATTCTACAGGAACCGATATTGTAACCACTGGTGGGTCTGGTACTGGTTTGAAAGTAGATGTATTAACACTTAGTGGTACGACTCCTGCAACTATACAAATTTCTTCTGGTAGTGCTGGGTTGGGGTATGTAGACAATGAACTTATCACCATAACAGGTGGAGATGGTAATGCAAAGTTTAGAATAAATGGAGTTGATAATCAAGGTGCTGCATCTGCTAGAATCACAAAATTAACAAGGGGTTCTGTAGACGATGTAAATATAGATGCAACTGGTCAAAATTATGAAATAAATGATGAAATTTTTATGGTCGGTGCTTATCTCAATATAACAGAAACTTCTGATACGTCTTTTGTGGTTGGTGATTCAATAATAGGGGAAGAAACTGGTGCGACTGCAGATATAGTAGGAGTTGCAGCAGATAGAGTGTATTTAGATAATATTTTAGGAAAATTTAAAACTGATATAAGTAAAAATGAACCTTATGGCGGTGAAAATATATTACAAACAAATGTATCAACTCGTGCAACTGCTCTAGTGGCCAATACAAGTTATTATATAAAAGAGTTGGGGGATTTTTCAATACCACTAGCTAATACGGCAACTAGTTCTGGAACTGGTAATAAAACAATTGCTTCAACTGGCCACAGTCTTGTAGCTGATGATTTTGTACAACTTCCCAGTGGTACTGGCCCATCATTTGAAATATTTCAAGTACAGAGTGTAACAAATGCAAATACTTTTGTGGTAAGTTCTAATTTAACAAATGCAATCAGTGCAAAAGTTGGTTATAAAGGTATGACAGATTTTACTAAAGTTGGGGCCAATGAAAATAAAGTGGGTGAAGTATTTATTGCATCTGGTGCTGGGAAGGGAAATGGTCTGGCATATCCTAGAACTAAATATGCAAGAGTAAGATGGCATGGGAATATAGAAAGTAATAAAGCTCTGGCAGTCGTTGAATCAATAAATTCTACGATAACTATGAGTGGATCTGGTACATTTACAGTTGGTGAAAAGGTTACAGGAAGTAGTAGTGGGGCTGTTGGAACAGTAGTGATTCAAAATGGAACTAGTTTAGTGGTTAGTAGGACAAGAAGAACAACACATACATATACTGATGGTTCTGTTTTCTTTCCAAATACTACTGCATTTACAACTTCTGATACGATTAATGCAGTTAGTGGTAATGCTGGTTCTGGGGCAAGTAGAGCTGCATCCGCTGTTGTGAATGGTTCTATTGCAAGAGTAAGTATGGTTTATGAAGGTTATGGCTTTTCAGAATCTCCACAGGAATATATAATTACAACGAATGGAAGTGGTGCTTCATTAATTCCATATGGACATAGGATTGGTGGCATTTCAAGGTCTATAGTAGTTTCTCCTGGCGTGAGTTATGGTACGAATTCAACAGCTGGTTCAAATACTAAATATTCGCCATGGACAACAGCTGTTGGTAGACCAAATGTATCGGTTATAGTTGATAGAGATGGTAAGCACGTAGACGAAAAAGGATTTTTGAGTTTTAAAACCAGTACACCAGAAAAAACAAAAGTTGTACCGTTCAGTTATAAACTTGGTACGGAGTTAGCATACGAAAAGTGGGTAGATATAATTATGAAAGTTGGTGCACCAGCTGGAATGAAGATCTTTCCAGAACAATATCTTAATGTTAATGAAACTTCAACGAAGGTAATATCGGGTAGGATCACTCATGGTTCTGGTGGAGCTACAGAAGAAAATATTTAGGGGTAAAAAATGGCAACAATATTAACAAATAAATTCAAAATTAGAAATGCTAAAGCATTTATGGAGTTGTTTAGGACTAATAATGTCTATATGTTTATTGGTAGAAATAGGGCATGGCCAAAGGTAGATAATGTTGAGGTCACAGATACACCTTCTAATCTAACGGCATTGTCTGACGAATTGGATGTTTGGAATGATATTATTGCAATGCAAAAAGTTTCCATTAGTGATGTTTCTTTGGTTATCCCAAGATATGATTGGGTTAATACCA